TGCAAGACGCTGTATTGGAGTCTTTATGTACGTTTTCTCCATAAAAAAAGCCGCCCTTGCGGACGGCTACGAGATATTGCTTTGTGGGTGTATTTATGTAATGTGACTAATAATTAGTCGTTCTCTCAGAGGGTGATGTCCATATGTCTGACGCATCCATCTGAGCCAATGACTGCTACCTTTCCCTTGATTACACGGTTGGCAGGCGGGGACCAAATTGCTTGTAAGGCTTTCTCCACCATTTGATTTAGCTTTGACGTGATCGAGTGTAAGTTCATTAATTTCATAGTTATTTCCGCAATAAACGCATTGACAATTGAAGTGCTCTTTAATAGCTCTTCTCCAGAGCTTCTTAGCGTCTGAATTTGTCATGGTTATTAGGTTGTATAAATAGTGTTTAGGGGTAGGTAGTAGTGGGGTCATTATTTACGGGGTTTCCTCCTTTCGTTTCCACGATTGAAGTGTTCTGATTTCAAACGAGTTTTACTAGTTCCAGGTTTATGTGAGTTGTCTTTCTTATCGCCAACAGTACCTGTACCATTTCGTTTTGTTCTTCTATCTGCTTTGTTTGCAGCAACCCGTATTTTTAGACCATGTTTTGTTTTGTTATACGCTTTCTGTTGAGCTTTATAATTGCCGTTAGCGTATTTAGCTCCGCTTGCCATAAAGTCTGCTCTGTACTAATTCTGGATCTACTTTTGGCATTACAGCTGCAAGCTTGGAGAGTGGGTTGCCGTCATATGCAATACCGCTAATATCGTTAGTTTTAAGCCAATCACAGGCTGCTTTTAAATCTTGAGTAGAAGCTTCGCCACTTTTGACCCGCTTAAGGAATTCAGATGTGACGAGGTTATGTAATTCGTTAAATTGGGCTTCAGTGGCTTTTTTCATCTTCTTCCTCCGTATTTTTTTGGTGCATCATTTAAAGTTCCTGATGCAAGTTTTCGTTGATCTGCTAAAGACATAAGTGCTGCAATAGACATCAGTAAGGGACGTTTAAAAGCAAATGAAGCAGCAGTTTTTTCAGGTTTGATTTTTAACAGTCTTTTTAATAATCTTCGACTATGATCAGGTATGCCATACTTACCTTTCTCAGGTAACTTTCTTCCATACCTACCTGTGTCAGGTCTATATAATCTTTTACTTGGCTTTAACTTCTTATAAGAGTCTCTTAGCTTATCTAAATTAAGTCTATATTTGTCACCCTTTTTCAAATTATCTAAACCATTTTTAATTATCTCAGCAGCACGATCCAACAAAGCATCTTCAACTGCACCTGGACCTTTAGGACGTATATTGTTATATGGTTTTATTCTTAAAGATCTAATATTGTTAGATGCTGTCATAAAATTTAGCTCCTTGGCAATAAGTTATTTTTAATTAGGCTATTTTTAATTTATCTTTTTTAGATGTTTTCTTTTTAGCTTGGAGACGTACTCTGTACCTATAACCACCATATTCGTTATCAAGAGCATCTTTCTTTCGTTCAGCTCCTGATTTAGTGCCATAGGTACCCATTAATTTGCCGTCTCTATCTAAGACTTGATATGGCATTTAACCTCCTGGGAATAAGTTTTTCTTAATCAATTCGACTGCCTTATCATCTATGGTGTTATCAGTAGATTCTGCGTAAGCTTCTAGTAGTTGTATAACTAATTCCTTAACAGCAGAAGAGCTGAGGAATGCCATGAGGATGGGCTTGATAAGTACGATCATTTTTTCTTTTTGAATGGGTTTAGGTTCCAAGATTTTTTATCTTCTTTGGATGTTTTTGTTTCTTTTAAATATGCAGATATAGCTATAACATCACTACACATACTTGCTACACGGCTACCAGGTCTCAGCATGAAACCCTTCTGTTGGAGCTCACTGCATTTCAATACACGAACTAATTCGTAGTCCAATCTCATCTTCTCTTCTTGCCTTGCAGCAATAGATAGACAACGCTTTAATCCTCTACGATCTAATGGGATCATAAAGTTGATTTGACCTCCCCAGTTCTCTGCCATTGTGTAGCTAGAAGGTCTCTTACCGTCTTCATCTATATCCCAAGGTTTTGTATGATTCCCCATATAGAATGGTGAGAAAGTCATAGTTGATCCATTACAGGAGATGTTAGGTCCGTAGTGCTGTCTGGATGGTGCTCCATTGTTCTGGAATTGCACCGCCTGATTGGTCACATTGCCAGTCGCTGCAGCTACGGGATTACTAACATTATTCGTCTCATCTTCAGCACGTACTGGTGCTACTGAGAGAAGACTGATAAGGAGGTAGTAGTAGAGGTGACATCGATTTCTCTGTCTATTACTTCTACTGATAACACTTGACTTGCTGCTCTTGTTGTTATTTCTAGTGAGAAAGGATCTCCAGCTGTGTGTAAAGTGTATATTGAATCTGAATCGGCTATACCACCTGATGAAGCTGAGGTATGAGTGATGTTTTCTCCACTCCATGTGTTTAATGCAGACCCATAAGTTGTCGTGGTTATCTCTTCCACGATCTCTTGAGTCGTTGTCGTTGTACTGTTCATCGAACCCTGGGTGAAGTTTGGGGTTACTAATTCTGCTCTCGCTACCGTGGGTGATGCCAGTGCTAAGAGTACTAGCCATTTCTTCATTGTTTTACTTTAGTGTCTCCATTGCCGTTCTTTTTACCGTTACCATTACCTGTCGATAAACCGAATGTTGCTAAGGCTCCTGTAAAAATCGAAGCAGGAAATGTGATATCCCCGCCTGGGCTTTTCTTAAACATAGGCAATTCAACGTAGTTTAAAGTTATGATAAAACCACTCCAGATGACTACTCCCAAACGCACCATGGCACCAAGGATTACCATCTGTTCTTCATGATCATCAACGTTATCTTTTAACTTACCGAAGAATCCTTTTTCTTTTTCTTTCGCTGCTCCTTCCATTTATTAACTTTAGCTTGTAGTTGTTTTTGAACTTTCTTTTTAATTGGTTCAAATAAAGATTGAGTAACTGTAGTTGTTGCTACAGCTACAACAGCAGTAGTAACAGCAGTGATCACCACAGCTGTTTCAGGTATAGGTACCTGTATATCTATTACTGGTATTTGTAATTTGGGTGGTTCAGGTTGTTCTGATGATTCAGCTTTAACATCTTCAGGAGCCTCCAGATCACTCGGAGGTATAACCATTGGTTTATATGATGGTATCCGAGCTGTAGGAGGTTTGAAGTAAAGAGCATCTGGTTTTGGTAGGTTTGCTCTAGGTAGATGTATTTTAATATTTAGATTTCCCTAGTGTAATAGCAGCTTCATGTGTTGAGAAATCTTCACTTCCCCAGATACTTGTTGTAGTATCTTCTTTCTTGAACTCTCTTATCAATTCCAAATGTTTTACGTTTCTTTCCAACGTTTCTTTCTGTTTATCACTAATTGTATCTTGAGCAGCAATTTGATTGATTAAAGAAACGCTATCACCTGCACTAGCGTAGATTTTAGCGATTTCTTCAGTTGTTTTTTCAGCCATTTTGTTTGAGTGTTTGAATTTCTTGTTTTAATTCTTGAATCGCCTTACAAAGTACGGGAATTAGCTTTGAATAAGAAGCCTCCAATCTATCTGGATTATTATCCATGACCAACCCTAGATACTCAACGTCGTTATCTTTTTGAGCTTTCTGGAAATCTTGAGCTATAAAACCAGCTTCAGTAGTTCCATCTTTTGTTATACCTTCTCTTGATTTCCATTTAAATTTGACAGGTTTTAATTGATTTACAAAATCCAATCCAACAGGTAATTCTTCTATTTGTGTTTTATCTCGTTCATCAGAAAGAGAGCTAATGGTTTGTACTTGACAACGTAAGGAAGTAACATTGCTATCGCCAATAGTTATTTCATTTGAGACTGTGGCTGAACTAGCTGCTGCACTAGAACCTATTAAAGTGTTATTATTGCCAGTTGTAAGATTATTTGTTCCTGTATGACCTGCTTGGTCTCCAATGAAAGTGTTATTGGAACCAGTTGTATTATCTGCTCCAGCATAGTATCCAGCAAAAAAGTTGTAGCTACCCGTAGTGTTTGTAGTGCCAGAATATCTTCCAATAAATGTACTTCTTGTCCCTGACGTATTTGATATACCTGCGTCGTTACCAATTGCTACGTTTGACCAAGCTGAATTGTTTTGTAAAGCATTAGCTCCAATTCCAACATTTTGGTTTCCACCTGTTATGGCTGAAGCACATGATGCTCCAATCCACGTGTTGCTATAAGTACCAGCACCACCTGCATAAATTCCTCCGTTATTTCTACCTGCATGGTAGCCAATACACATATTTAGATTGCCATCTGTTAGATTTTCACCTGCCTTATGTCCAATAAAACAGCCATTTATTGCGGTGTAATTTTTACCTGCATGGTATCCAATGGCCAAATTATCACTTGCTGTCGTCTCACTTTTTAATGCTTGATATCCAATTGCTATATTTTTTCCTCCCGTAGTGAGTGCTCCTCCAGCTTCATATCCTAATGCAAGGTTATCTTCTCCTGAAGTTACAGAATCTAAACAAAACGTTCCAAGAGCTATGTTTGAACCTCCAGTACATTGTGCAAGCGACGACTTGCCAATAGCGATGTTGTTACTTGAAGTAGTTACTACTTGAAGAGCAGAATCTCCAATTGCAACATTATTATCTCCAGTTGTTACATCTTTTCCTGCTTGTTTACCAAAGAAAGTATTTCTCGTACCTCCACTAGCTAAATCTTCTCCAGCCGATGTACCTGCAACGGTGTTACCGTCGGAGTCTGAGGTGATTGAACCACCACCTCCACCAGAAGCTTCAGCCCAAGTTAAGCCACCAGTATTTCCTGATTGAGCTTGTAAGAAATAACCATTAGTAGGTGCATTACTTACTTTTAAATTAGCTTCATCAACTACGTTATCTGCAATAACTGTTGCACCATCTGCTGTTGAAGTAACTTCTCCAGAGTGATTAGGATGAACATAGTTATTAGCACTAGCTGCTATACCATTTAACTTAGTGTGATCATCATCAGTAAATACATTACTATCAGAAGCCGCTTCTACTGCAGCTCTGACTTCTGCGTTAGATAATTGTGTATTGGTATCTGTAGTTTGAGCAACCCAATCTAAATTTCCACTACCATCAGTTTTTAGTACTTGGTTAGCAGAACCATCTGTATTAGGAAGGGTTAATGTATAACTTGCAGCCGCACTATGAGGTGGTCCTTTTATTATTATTCCATGCGAGTTATTTTCACAGTTAAGTTTAAATTGACCAGAACCTTTAGTAGCGTTTCCTTTAAATACAACCTTACCTGAACCATCTGGATCTAAATCAATATCACCATTAGAAGTAGAAACTATATCTTGACTATTTACATCAAGTGAACCTCCTAATTGTGGAGATGTATCACTTACAAGATCGGTTGTATTTGTATCTGTAGGTACCGCCCAAGTCAATTCATCTGTACTATCTTTATATTGTAAAAATTTTCCAGCAGAAGGAGAGTTACTAATTTTTAAATTATCTTCATCTACAACATTTGAAGCTATAGTTGTAGCTCCATCACTTGAGGAAGTAACTTCTCCAGAATGGTTAGGGTGTGAATAATTATTAGCACTAG